TCAAAGAAATACCACCTAATCCAGCAAGAGTGTAATTAGGTACGTTTATTACTCCCGTTGTATTGTTGTAGGTAGATGCGCCACTATCTCCCGTAGTCGTAATTGAAATCAATGCCCTAACTGAAGAATCCGTGTACACCGTTCCACTATAAGAAATTGCACCCGTAGAACTATTATAACTTATTCCCGTTCCCCCACTTAATAAAGCACGAATCGAAGCATCCGTATAAACCGTACCCGAATACGAAATAACACCCGTCGTTGAATTATAAGAAATGCCCGAAGTTCCCGATAAGAAAGTTGCACTAATTCCGCCAAGACCAGCAAGCGTGTAAGTAGGTACATTTAAGACACCCGTTCCACTTGAGTAGGTAGATGCGCCTGAGTTACCCGTTACCGTTAAGCTAATAGCAGCTCTCGCTCTTGCATCCGTAAAGTATTTATTTGTTGGAGTTGCAAGTTCTTGAATGTCATCCGTATCTAAGACAACCGTTCCAACCAATCCGTTTACCGAAATTACTGCCCCACCAATCGCAGCTTGTAATTCAGCAATAGTCTTTTTAAATAGTTGCCCCGTAGTCGCATCGCCAATACCAAAAATATCGGTGCTTAAAATTGCAGTCTTTGAGACTAATTGGTTTATTTTCTTATTTGCCATTTCTTAACTTGGATATGTAAAGTCGGTTGGTATTTGACACCTATTTGAAAGCATCGGATAAATGATTGATATATCAGCCTTAACTCCAGCCAAATAATCCTTTTCGTTTTCAGTAAAAAATTCTAAGGTAATTCCTTCGCCTACCTCCCAATTAAAATTAGGATGCTTGCACATCGAAATAATATCTTGGCAGATTAGTAATTGGTCAGACAAAACCTCCGTTTCGTTAGTTTCATCTTGCAGTTGCCTATCAAGAAAGAATAAACTAAATGACATAGTCAATTCTTTGCCGTTTATTTGGCTTCCAGTCAACGAATAAAACATCGATGGATAAACATTATCAGGCTGAGAAAGAAACTCCCATACATCGCCAAAATAGACCGTATTAATTTGGTCGTGGCTTTGGGCAATATCCCTTATCAGCTTGATTGTTTGATTTAATGTCAGTTGTTTTATTGCCATTTGTTGTTAAATAAACAATTAGTTTGTTTATGTTTTTGGTTGAGAATGCTTTTGGCATATTAATAATTATAATTTTTTTTGCTCTTTAAAACGTGTTGGGGATAACTCATTCCAAACAAACTATTTTCATCGCCTAAAAATATGCTCGACTGATAACCATCTTTCTCAGGATACATGGTATCGATGCCCGTGCCAGGATTGATATACTCGGGGAATAAGTTTGTAGTGCTTACCTCTTGCAAGTACTTAATCATTCTTTGCTTATAAAACTCCGCTCTTGAGCGATACCGATTTGCCACATCGATTAAATCTTGCATATTAGGCTGGTCGCTATTATCCGAAGTCTTGCGAACTAAACCCTTATTGTAAAACTGAAAAGATAAGCCTACTGGCAACTCAGACAATACGTAGTAAACAAGCGCATCGGTTACGTAATCATTCAATAAAGAAGTTTCTAAATTGCTTAACGTATTATTTTCAATACCCGTTTGAAGTTTAACATATAAAGCCGTTCCCAAAGCTGGCAAGATATACATATCCTGAGCCGTTTTTATTTCGGGCATTATTAACTTGTCATCAATATTAGAATGAATTGCCGTTCTTTCCTTGATTGCATTTGCTCCTATAAATAATGTATTCTTCATATTATCCTTTCTTAATTACCGTTTGGGCATAAAAAATATGCCTACAACTTGGGGAATGTTGACCATTTGGCTTAGTCCACCAACCACCTCGCCTATCAAATACGCTATATCCTAATCGGGCTGAAATAGTTTCAATTTCTGCTCTTGAATATAACCTATCTAACTGCATTATTCGTCTACAAAAAGCACGGCTTGGATGTGCTGGAGTATCTCTTTCGCTACTTGGTATATCGCTTCTCCACTCATAAGAATACCTAACCATAAAACTGGTAGTTGATGGCTTAGGTGCATTCAATTCCGATAATGGCTTTGATAGTTTTCTTTCGGTTATTCCTCTTGAAACTGAACTTCCGATTATACCTCGTTTTTCTAATCCATCTAAAATTCTACCAATAATAATAATGTCTACCCCAAGAGTTCCCGCAATTACTTCAGGAGTTATTCTTTTATCTTTTTGGATTAAGTCTAACATATTAGATTCTAATCCCGATAATACTTGCTCAGCAAATTCTAAATGAAATTTTTCTTCTTCTTCATTTACGACCGAACTAAAAACCTCTTTTGATTTAAAAATTACATAATCATTTTTTGGAACTCCAAATTCAGAAAATAAACTAACTACCTCATCCTCACTAAATTCAACTTTTGATTGTTGTATTTCTACGGGTGCTACTTCAGGAACTATTTCAGCTTGTTGATATTGAGTCATATCAATACCTAACTTTTCAAGTATCCATTGCTTAGGAGCAACTTGTAAAATAATTGACTCGCTAAACTCTATGCCAATCGGCTCGACTGGTATGATTTGGAGTTCTGAATTAGCACCGTGTAATTTGGCAAGTAAACTGAATACTTGCTCAAGAAATATTTGCTTATCATTAACGTAAGTATTTTTAAAAATCTCATAAGAATCTCGCATTTGTTGGCGAGTTCCTAATTGACCTGGAGTTGAAATACCGAATAAATCGGGAGCAGTAATTTGATGCCCAGCAAAGATATTTTGCTGAATCATTTTATCTACATTACCAAAATCTTCTTTAGTAATATCACTTGCTCCTAAATCCTCAATGACTGGCTTTCTTGAAGCATCGTTTACAAATGAAAGTATAAACTTCTTGCCATCGCTACCCGTAAACCTATCGGTAAACTTGCGTTCAATTTGACGCTTCTCATCATCCGATGGCTCGCCATTTGGTAACGTAATTAATTTGCTTGCGCTGAATCCCGTTTGAGCATTACCCAAAACGTGCTTAGATATTTCAATATCGGATTCAACGTAATTTAAAGCACCGAAATAACCTGGCAACGCATAGGCATTCAAGTTAGGTCGATATTCCTTTAAATACATTATTTGAGTGCCTTGTCTTAACTGCGAATTGAATCCGTTAAAGACCTCTCTTTTGTACTTCCTATCTTCCCAATTTTCCGAATACCAAAACTGAGTATTGTCAGCATTTGTACGAATCTTCGTATAATCAACGTGATAAACCTCAGCAAGATTTTCACCCGTTACACTCCATATAATTTGCAAGTAAGCGCCTCCGAATAATTCAATATCAATAGATGCCTTTCTTAATACTTCGGTCAACGACTCCACTCGGTTTGCTTGTGCGATGAATTGTTCACCAATAGGGTCTACCCCCTCTTTGATTTTGAAGCCGTTCCCAGTTATGTAGTTGACCTTGCCTTTAATTATCGCATTATGCTTGGCAGACTTATTAAATAAATCGACCAAGTAGTTAGGATAATCATTCTTTTTTCCGAACTCAATGTAACCTTCTCCTTCGCCTTTCTTCTCCCGATATTCAGGTTGTCTTGCCTCCGCAAAAGTTAAAACCATTAATTGATTGCTCATATATCTCTTACTTTGTAAGTGTTTGTTTGGTTGCTATAAGTAGTAAAACTAAATTGACTTGTGTCGTTTAAACTTGCTTGTCCACTTTCAAGCAATGAAGTAGCTTGAGATGGGATTAAATTAGAAGTTGATGTTTGCTCATAAATCTGATATGACCATTCGCCAGGTAATTTAGTTGCAAAATAAGAACTTACCGTAATATTAAAAGCGTTGAATCTTTCAGGGTAAGTTGATAAATCAGCATTGTTTAAAATCACAAATGCAACCGTTTCGTTTGTATTCCTTGACTTAAAATAGAATAGATAATTAGGCGAAGTAAGAGTTGCCTTCTCGCTTAATGTTAATATTATTTTATTGACTTGACCTTTGATTAAATGTATCATCAAATATAAATAGCATTAACAAAATTTCTTATATAAAAAAAGGGGAAGCATCAGCCTCCCCCTTACCCGTCAACCAAACGACTATCTTATTAACCTGGAGTAGTCAAGGCATTGAATACGCCTGAAGCTACCGATGGTGCTAATTCTCTCTCTTGTGCGGAAAAAGTCAAAGTATAACCTGAACGGTCTCCTTGAGCCGTACCGGTAGCACCATTACCACCCGTTAAATTTAAACCATAAAGGTAACCAAGCAAGAAAGTTTGCCCGTTATTATCTTTTACTACTCCAATTAAAGTATTTTGAGCAAGTAAAAGAATTTCATTTCTCGTTGCAGTTTGCAACTTATTTAGTACTATCGATAATTCTTGAGCATAGAAAACCGTTCCATTTTGCACGTTAGCATTAATGTTTTCAGTCAAAGAAGCAGTACCAGGAACTAATTCATATTTATAGAATCTTTTCGTAGCTACTTTTGTAATTGCAGTTATTGAACCTGAAGTAGGCGCAGTAATGGTTACGTTTGCTTTTTCGATAAAATACACTTCTGTTATTCCACCTAATGAGTCACGACAATCTAAAGAATATCCTTGAGTTAAAGCACACGGCATAATTATTTTTCTTTAAAGTGTTAAAATTAGGGGAGTCGCATCCAAGCGATACTCCCCGAACTTATTTGTAAGATTATTAAGCTAAGATGAAATCAACCATCTCATCAGGGAATGCAAACTGCACACCGAACTTAAACGCTGCCATGAACTTAATGTTCATTGCATAAGGGTCATGCAATAATTCAAATTGCTCTTCTTCGTTTAATAAGTCAGTACCAATGAACAAGTTAGAAATACGACCAGCGTATATCTTAGAAGTTCCGTTCAATCCTTGAACTGCGATAACCTTGATAGTAGTTCCTGGCAAAGTTAATTCTCCAGTAGCTTGACCATCAAAAGTATAATTAAATAAATTTGAATTTTTTAATGCGATAGTGTAAGTACGGAATACATCGTTTCCTACAAAAATAGCAACGTCATCCTTATCAACGATTTGCGCTGGGATTGCTTTGTAAACTGCATCTAAAACCGCAACAACTACACCACTTGTAATACCAGCAGAAGCAGCCAAAGGAGTTCCGTAATAAGTAGTTGTGTTTGCGTGAACAACTGAAGCCGAAGCAGCAGCAACTAATTTAGCAAAACCATCAAACTTATTCAAGTTACCATTTGCTGAAGCAGTATCTCCAGTCCAAATCGCAGTTTCTAATTGAGAAGAAATACGAGATGCTTTCTTAGAAGTATAATCAGCAGCGAATGCGATTGAATCATACATTGAACCAGCAGATAATGCTTTTTGTAAGTACTTAGACTCTAATCCTTTTGGACAAAGTGCCTCTTGTACTTTAATTTTACCAACCGTTACACTTCTTTGAGTGAAAGTAGTTGTACCTGATGCGTTGAAACCGCAATCGCTATCATCTTGAAAGAAAGCATCAGTATCCATGATACCAATTTTCTCTGAAGATTTTACTCCAACTAAAACGTTTCCTTGAGATTTAATCAAAGTAGCAGTTTTAGAGCCAAGAACTGAAGATGTTACTAATAAAGCTTCGTTTTCTTTGGCGTAATCCGTTAATGTACTTACAACAAATGCCATAATTTTTGTTTTTTAAAATTTTTAATTTAAAGTTTTAACTCTTTCCAAGAATCGCTCTATCTTGTCAGCCTTTGGCTCAACGATTCTAAAATTGTTTTTTGGATTTTGGATTGGGTCAGCAACTGGAGTCTTAGAAAATCCTTCCAATACGCTTAACATTTCACTAAATCCTTGATTAAACTTGCTTTCTAATTCTCCCAACTTGCTTTTTAATGCCTCATTCTCGGCTTGCAAGTAAGTGATAGTTGCATTCATTTCATCAAATTGAGAATCGGCTTCCAAAGGAGCTTCTTCTGAAGTTGGTAA